AAAACGCCCATGCGGATGCACTGGGCGTAAGGGGAGAAAAATGAATAAAACTCGAAATCAACGGGAACTGTCGGAACCTGATTTCTCAATTATCACAATATCAGGACAAAACGGACTGTCAACACCTATTTTTCAGTTTTTTATATATTTATTCTTCTTTTTCAGATTTTAGCGACATATATCGCTTGTATTCCTTGCGAAGTCCTTCTGAAGTGGATCCGTGACCGATTTTCCGCGCCACTTCTTCCCAGGTTCCGTGTCCAAGGAACTTGATCTGGACAATCAGCTGCAACCGTGGCGGCAACGTGTTTACCCATTCCTCTGTTTCAATCCGGAGTTTTGCCGCGTCAAGCCTGCGCTGATCGAGTTTCTGTTCCAACTCCCGTAATTGTTTGTCTGTATAATCAAAGTTCCCCAAACCCTCAATCCGAAACGTCACTTCTTCATATGGATAATTCGGATTTGAGCCTTTTACGATGTCTGTCAGTACAGCTTCCCGTTGTTCGCGCAGTTTTCTTATCTGCTGTTCGGTCTGCTTGATCACATTTTCAGCATCTATGTATTGTTGAAGTGTGCCCTTATCCAATGCCGTAGATACCTCCCCGTCAGAATGGACTTCCCAAAATCGAAGCAACCTGCGCCTGACCGTCAGCGCCCTCATGGATAGCAAGCATCGTTACCATGTCGGGAGCATCGTCGTGCGGATTTTTCGACAACTGGCTATACGACGTAAGCGCCGCCATAAACTGACCGTACTCCGAATTAGGCACATACCCGTCAGGATTGTCCACTGAACGCATTTCACGGAAAAGAACGTGGCTGATTACCCACGGGCTGTTGACAATGATCCTTGTCTCCTTGTTTGCCGTGGAGTAGCGCTTCTCAATCACGCATCTGCCGTTCGCTTCCTTGACGATCTTCTGTATCTCGTCGCCGGTGCGCACACCTTCCTTGTTGGACTCTATCTGGCAAATCTGCACGTTATGCTCAATCAGCATGTTGGCATTAAGGCGGTCAAGCACATATGGGTCGATATTTCGGTAAACCACGTCGGCCAGGTAGTAGTCAGCACCGTACTGGTAGAACACGCCAAGAGTGTTGTAGTCAGTGCCGCTTCCTTTCGGATCGAGGAACGCCCATATCGCATCCGGCGTCTTGTCAGGCGGCAACTCGCGGAACCGTCTAAGCAAGTCAGGCTCATACAACAGGCCCTCACGCTCTACCGGCTGATTTTTGTATAGGCACTTGTACGTGATATCATCAAGAGTATTCTGAATATCCTCAAAATACGCCTCGTCAAAGCCAACGCCGTATTGGTAATTCCAGTTGCTCTTGCCAGTCTCAGGGTCGATGTCAGGGTACGCAATGAACTCACAGCGGCTATCTCCGTCATACTGCTTCTGCAACCGACCAATCACGTCCCACACGGACCAGCGCGTTGCAATATGCAGCTCCTTCACTCTCCGACCATGCCTGCCGCCCTTCTTACGGGTTTTCAGGTCTGTACTGTACTTCTGCCATAACTTATCGAGGCGTATTTTCGACAGCGCCTCTTCAATTCCAGAACACAGGTCGTCGCAATAAAGCAGACCGTCAGCACGGGTAACACCCGTTTGAGAAGCACCGATAGCACGGAAAGTAATGCTCTTGAATGGTTTGAACTTGTTAAGGTTGATTGTCTCTTCTTTCGCATTGATATCTTGTATTGCTACATCCGGGAAAATCTCTCTCCACGCATATTCCGGAACCTGACCCTTCTTCAAGTCGGCCCCGATGATATTGCAGATAACATCATAGACCATCCGCGTAACATGGCCGGAGTGAGACGAAAACAGGTTGCACGCATCCGGATCCCAACCAATCCAGAGAGAGAGGAACATTTCGGCCAATGTGGTTTTCCCGGTTCCAGGCGGGGCTGATATGGTCAGGATGTCCAATTCGTCGTCAATGAGACTCTGTAACGCCTGCGTCAGACCAAGATGCGTGAACTCTACACGCCTCGGCAAGTAGAACCTGTCCTCGGGCAGTCTATAGCGCTCAAGATACTGAAGCGCTTCGTCAAGGCATCTGTTCTGTGCCAACGAAAGCATCGCTCCCCAGTACAACTCCGAATACGCCGGATCGCTGACAGCGTACTTTGCGGCAGATAACTTGACGTTGCGCATCTCCTGTATGTACAAGTCCCTGTCAGAGTCCTTCCAATCTTCAGCAACAGCGTAGTATATCTTCAAGTTCTCTATGTTGGACAGGTCGAGTGAGTGGAGTTTGGCAATTAAGTTTTGCTTCTCAAAGTCGGTCATAATCCTCAAATCTCGGAACACTGTAGAAAATCATTGGAGCATTGCACCACCTCTGCATCTTGATCAGCCTATGATGCTTCGGCAGACTGTTCTTCTGATAAATCCGAACATCAGGATGATAATTCAAATCACGAAGCGTGTAGACTCGCTCTAAGTCCTGGTCAAATGTCGTGTCGTAGTTCGTCAGAAGGTAGACGGACATCTTACTCTTGTTCCAGCCCGTGATTTCCTGAAACATTTTCAGCTTCGGAATGATTTTCTCCTTGTCCTCGTATCTATCCCACGCAAAGTGTATGTTCTTGACACGGATACGCTTGATTATCTCAGCCTTTTCCTCGGTCATGGTGCGAATGTCAATTCCCTGTGTAAAATCAACTCTCGCTCCACTATCTATCAATGCCCCCCCCAAGAAATTGAAGTCGGGACATGCTGTGATATTCGGATCCAACAGGACGATCTCTTTTTGACCATGCCAAAACTCGGACAGGTCTGCAACCTTGACGGATTTACGGCCCTCTTTTGGCGCTACGTGGCAGAATTGACATCCTCTCGGACATCCTCGCGTCAAAAAGCCATATGCCTTGTCTGCTGTCATGTCTGTATAGAGACTGTAATCTGGATAGATATGCTCTATCTCGTCAGGCAGGTTGTGATCTCGACCAGAGTGGAAAACCTCTTTTCCGTCCTCAACGTCTATGGCGTAACCTGAACCGCCCTTGATCACCTCGTCTGCGTCGATGAAGTACGGATAGTCAGGAGTGAAGCTGAACACCTTCGACATGTACACCCGGTCAAGATATCCGCTGAACATAGGACTGTACCATTCTACGGAGTCTCCGCAGGCTTTGTGATAGGCAGATAATTTCATCAGCGGCAGGTTTGGCCATCTGTGACCATCCACATCAATCAGTCCGATCTTCATCCTCTTCGTCCCCGTCATCGTCCTCCGGGCATCCTTCGCAGTCGTCACACAACGGATTAAAGCACTCGCAGTAAGCCGTTTCTCTCTCGCCTACGATGTTCTGGCATCCGCAATGCGGGCAGTCAAAGGCGTCATGCAAGCGCTCTTCTCCACCGGCTATGGCAGACAGGCCCGTTTTGCGTATCTTCGTTGTGTAATGCTCTTCCTCCAACAGTGGGAAGTCTCTGTCGCAGATTTTACATGTGTACATACCCTTCATGGCTTTTCTCCTTATCGAACTATAAACGGCCTTTGAACTGATGGAACCAGAACCATGATTATTTTCGGAGGGGCTGGCCGTAAATGTCCTGCCTCCTATCCGGTAGCGAACCGGCCTCTTGTGCGGGTAAGGATTTGCACCTAACATGGGCTAGTGGCTCGTTATGTCCACCGCAAGCCTCGGATCAAGCGGCCCTTACCTTATAAGCGTCTACCTATTCCGCCACCGCATAACACCTGTCTTTCCAGGCTGTCAGACAAAGTACTCCATTCTTGCACTGAATGGGATCGGAACGGCAGGAATCGAACCTGCACACAAACCGTCATCCGCTACTCACACGGACCGCTCTACCTAATTGAGCTACGTTCCGGAATGCCTGTCTTTCCAGGCTGTCACAGTGTTTTTATTCGTACTTTACCGCGCTACCTTACACTGCCACTACGTCGCGCTCCCACTTGTCACGGAAATGGGCGGGAACCGGAAGCTCTATCGTGGCTTTCACACGCAACCTACTTCATAAGGTTGACCCATGCCGGTTTCTCACACCCTTACGGATGGTCTATCAGGCGAATAGATAGCTTGCTCAACCGAAAAGCCCGTCGGAAGGGTAGGAATCGAACCTACGTCTCGCACACTTATATGGGATCCCGCTGCTCTCCATCCAATTGAGCTACCTTCCGAAATGCACCGTATCCCCAAAGGTGCATCCTACTTCTGCATTGCCAGACCGCTGCATTTTCGGGTTTCTCATACTACCGGCTTTCTGGTTGCCGAACAGAGGAGGATTCGTTTTACTATCTGTTTTGCCTGACTTCACGGAAGAACATTTACTCCAATTCTGGTAGCGTTCAGACAGCTTTCGGGATAACTGTACCCGTCTGGTTTAACGTGGGAAGATACCACGGCATCGGAACGGCGGGACTCGAACACGCATATGCGGCTTGCACAATAGGAACATGACAAAATCCTCCACCGCTGCTTTCCCTTTTAAGCTACGCTCCGTACTGTAAGGGGAGAAAATCAAATGCCAATCTGAGAAGTCTCCGGACCAGCCAGAGAACATCTGGAAAAGCATTGACTGCTGTACGGCGGGACTTGCACCCGCATCTTCTGCTTAACAGGCTACTGTGCGCACAGTATCGACTGATCACATCGAAGATGTTCTGCTGCTTGAACTACGATACAGCTATACAGGGTGGCCGGAGTCGAACCGGCTCCACCGATGACCACTGACAGCGTTAAGTGCCGTATTCGCTTTACTGATCATGGTCAAAGGTGTACTCCCGTGAGTGCATCCCGTACCGCAACCTCTCGGCTGCATGTATGCCCTGAATACCTATGCCCCGTATCCAGGACTTCTATGGAGGTATCAACACACATGGCAATATGTGAAGATCGAAGATAATTGTGCCCGTCAGGACGTTTGCGACAGGGAAACGATTTTCATGACGTTCTCATATCGCAGAAATTTCACATGGAAACGATTTTCATCAGGTTTTCATGATGTGGACATTTCGGACATGGTTTTCGGCTGATCCTGAAGGTTGTTGGCCCATCCAGATACATGCTCGTCAGGGAAGTACCATCCGTGAGTTTGTCTTACGCACACCAGATGCAGACGACATTTGCCGTACACCGCAATCATGCCCAGATGCAGACGACGTTTAATGCATATACCGCAATCATCATCGCAAACCCGACAATGCTCGGCTTCTCGTCAGCGTTCACCCACTTTAAGGGACACAAAAACCGTATCAGGATTGAGGCAAATGCTATGTCGAGGATGGTTGCAAGGTATCGAAATATGAGCATTGTTGTCACCTAAACTCCTTTCTGCGGAGTATGAGCATATGGCATGGCTCCTTTTTGAATTTTGGAGAAATTTTCAGATTACCATGTAGTATTCTTTGCTATAGCACTTCAAATCAGAGATCGTTTTCTTCATATCTCCCCAGGTAACAGGCTTCTTCGGGTGTATGTTTCTGGGAGTGTAAACAACATCGTCATTCAAACCAGTGTCGTTGAAGCAGATAACCCGCCTTGAACCGTCAAGGTATGTCACATCGCCTATTTCGCAGCCATCAACCGCAGTGTACGGGCTGTTCGTGATACGCACATCAAGAGTGTTATGCAATCTTTCAACCCCACGACTTTCGCACCACTTTTTGTACTGCTCAACCTGTTGCGGATGCGAACTGTCAGAAAGGTTCATCAACGCCTTGCACTTACGGACGCCTATCTTTCCTGCTACCATCAAGTCGTAAGCGCTAAACGCAGTATCATCGTCGCATTTAGACGGCCTGCCAGTGTCAGAGCCGGAATGATCAGCGAAAGCCTGTATGTGTCTGCCGTTATGCGCGGCTTTATGGCACTTGTAGCAAAGCGGAACAATGTTGGTCAGATTGTTCGTGCCACCCTGGCTTAAGGCGACAATGTGATGATGCTCGACCATATCAGTGGAACCGCAATTCGCGCATACACAACCAAGCTCCCTCTTCACCATGTCCATGAAGGACCTGCTGCGGGCCTGCTTGACCAGTGCCTTGTATTCTTCTGACTGTGTGTAGTGGTTATCCATAGCCTTTTTCTTCCCGTCGCAGAAAAACAGGGTAATCTGTGGTCGATTTCGTGCCGATTTAGACCCCCGCCCGGGGCTTTTCCGGCGTGCCGTCGTTGCTTGCCTGGTCAATGAGTATGGTGTGCCGGTGTGCTGATCCTATGCGAAACAATTTCGCGATCCCGAAACATTTTCGATCTATTGGATAAACTTATGTTTCGCGGAGTTAGTAATGACTAATAATTTAGATATAATACTATACTTTACGCATATAATGCGCTTCCCCTGCCTGCCGTGGTAGTTGTTGCGCACTATTCGCTATTATCTGACTATAATAGTTAAATATACGCCTTTATTCTTTGCCGGTTTCCGTGATCTTGTAGGGCGCGTCTATCGGTTTATCTTCCAGCAGCGCCGCGCGTGCCTCTTCTGCTGTTATGGTGACGGGGCCGGCGTTTGTGGGCGCTACGTCTAGCCGCGTGGCATCCTCTAAGCCGTCATAATTCTTTTGCCAAAAGATCATGGTAACGGGGTTTAGCTTGCCTTGTGCGCCTAACTGCTCGCGGTATTCAGCTAAAAATTGTATAGCTTTTTTCAGAATGTCTATGCAAGCGGGGCTTACCCTGCTTTTACTTTTGCCCGTAATAACGTTGTTGACGTCTTGCCGCGTGAGGTTGAGCGCCCTATATAGTCCCATGTTCCCGGGGCGCTTGCCTGCCTTTTCGCAATCTATAAAATAATCTGTTATGGCTTGCGTTACTTCTTCCGGGTCGTGCAAGTTAACCGGCGGCTTGTTAATTGCCTCTATAAAATTCTCGCGCATGTTCCTCGTGAGTGCTGTTAACTCGTCGGGCGTGGCCTGTAGTCCGTTATTACCTATAAGCGGGGATCCGTTGCCGTCTTTGCTTCCGCCTCTTGGCATGGTGTTTACTCCTGAAAAATAAAAAAGCCGCCGACATTGTTACATGTCGCGGCTGCTCGTTTCGCGTTACTCTGGAGCGTTGCAGAGTTTACTCTGTTCTGTTGTGTTTTGTGAAATATTGTCCAGTAACGCGCGATGCTGTTATATAGTGTCCTCTAGTGTTTTGCGGGCGTTTTGTCCGCTCGTCATAATTATATTGGTTTGCTGTCTGCTCGTCAAGGCGCGCGCGGTCCTGCTGCGTTGCCTTGTCCGGTTCCGTGTTGGCCGGCCGTGGTGTTCCTGGTGGTCAATGGGTAGCGGTTGCCGGTGCGGTTATCCTCTGACTAGGGGGATCTATATTCCGGCGTTCCGTTCCGGGTAGCCAAAACGAACAGGGAACTTTAGGGCATCGATTCTCCAGTTCATATATTATAGACGTATATATACATCATACACACGTTTTTATATATGACTTAAGAATCTATTCCCTAACATTCCCTGACATATAGAAAAGCCTTATTCTAAGCGGTTTTTCGTGGTGTGACGTTTTCCCTGTTTCATGCCCTGACATATCCCTAAAGCGGGCATTTTTTGCCCTGTTTAATTATTTCGTAACATATGAAAATAAATTCAAATGTTCATATGTTGGTTTTTTAGGGTAAAAAGTTCCCTGAATCGGGGAATATAGACACGATTTTAGGGAATAAAAAAGCGGCCCTTTTCGGGTCGTTGCTTGTGGTTTCCGGTGTATGCAAATCATGTTATCCATAATTTACGGCAATAAAAAAGGCGGCTTTTGCCGCCCTTGTCCGCGTCCCTTCCGGGGCTTTATTAGTGTTTCTCCCTTCATTCAATATCAATAAAATATACCGGGTATTCATTGCGGCTTTCGATTAACAGGTCTCTGTATATATCATTTTGGAAGTATCGCGCGATTAATTCGGCGTTACCCTTTGCGGGGCTGCTTGCGAGTTCCTGACGGTCAATAAATGCTCGGCTTCCGTCGTCCTTGCGTGCGCTGTACTTTGTCAAGTAAACGGTGTATTTTCTCGTTCTGCTCATTTCGCTGTTGCCTCCCTTTATGCTTTCGCGTATTCCCTGATCAGACCGGCCCGCACCGCTTCCATGATCCGCTGTTCTTCCTGGTATTTCCATGCATCCAGTTCGCCCGGTTCCGTTTCGGCTGCTTGTGTCCATGCGTCTAGTTCCTTGAACAATTCCAGCGTGACGCGGCTGTGATAGTAAAATCCCCCTCTTTCCGGCGTCCTGACTGCTATATAGTTACGCGTGCGGTTCGCCTGTAAGAGTGCGACGCAATCCAATGCAACCAGTGCGGCGGGATTGTATAAGGGCGTGTAAAACGCTTTAATTTCTGCCAAAATCGGCGCGATGTTTTCCGGTGTGTCAAATCTTCTCATTGTGGTTTGCCTCCCTTCATGCCGCTGTTGCGGTGCTGTTTGTGCCCGTGCAGATTGTCACGTTGTCGGGCGTGTGCTGGTCCTTGTTTGCGTCGTGGGCGGTTGTATATTGCCCGTCTGACAGTGCTATCATTTCCCCGTTGCGGTCCCAAAATGTCGAGCGCTGTATCTTTCCCGGCTCTTTGATTGATCTTGTAAAGATTACAGTTAAATCCCCCTGGCAATAATAAAACCAGTCAATGAGGCCCGTTTGCAGATCGTCGAAAAGGCTTTTATATATTGCGTCGTGTGCGTCGCTTGCGGCCCTGTATGCGTCCATTGCGGCCCGTTCTGCCTGTTCGCTGTCTGCGTGGAAGATTGCCACAACTAAATCATGTAAATTGTTCTGAATGATGATTTCGCGGTTGTTCATGGATGCGTGTCCTCCCGTTCAAGTTCCCATTCCTGTCTGAGTGCCTGGATCACTTCAAAAAGTGAATCCCCGGTCCGGATGTCCCCGGCGCTGTCTGCTTTGACTATGGCCGCGCTGATCGCGTTTAGAATTGCCTCGGCGTCAAGGTGTCCCGCCTCGACGGCTTCCGACAATGCTATAATTATTTCGGTGTGTGTCATTGCCTTGTGTCCTCCCTTTGACGGTGGCGGGCTTTCGCCCGCCTTTGCTGTTATTCAGTTACCAGTTCCGGCGCGGGGACTGTTGTGACGGCGGCGGCGATGTCATTAAATCCGGCTTTCATGTTTTCCGCGATGGTTTCCAGGGTGTCCGGTTCGTCCTCGTCGTCCTCGCTGAAATTGACAATTTCATCAATCAGATCCTCAAACTCTGTATCACTGATATAAATATGGTTGCGCTTGTCGATGATCTCATCCAAAAGTTCGCCCTCGTCAACATTGTCTCGATAATAGTCGGCCATGCTGTCGGTGCTTTCGATCCCGTAAATGGTATCAACAAAAAAGTTGTCGTTGTGGTTAAATTCCCGGCCCAACTTGTCCAAAAAGTCTGTGAGCGATACACCATAAAAAAGATCGTTCAAGTCCTCCATGTAGTAGCAGCGGAAGCCGTCCGCGTATCCGTTCCAGCTGTCAAGCTCGTTTACCATTTCGCAAAAAATGTCATCATCTGTTTTCAGAATTTCCAGGGCCTCATTGATAAGCTGCTGATAAGTTTTTTTCATTTCGTTATCCTCCTATTAAATAATGTATGTTTGTTTTTCGTTCTCCCGCTTTCCCGGCTTCACTTCCGGCGGCGGCGCTCGGCTCGTCGGCGGCGGTTACTGGTTCCCGTTCTGTTGCGGGTGTGCTTTGGTCTGCTGTTCCTTTGACGGGTCCGGCCCTTTCGGGCCGGTGTGCCTTTGTTTAGAAGATTTCAAGTGATATATAGCTGCACTCGTTTATGATGTTTTCAGTGATAATCATGATCAACTGTTCTTCGTCTACTCCGTAAGAGTTCATTTTTTCTTCGATATTGCTATGACTTGCGATGTCTTTAGCTATCTCTTTCACTCCGTCGATGTCGTGGGCCTGTTCGCACATCTCAAAAAGCATGTGAGAATATTCTTCATTGTCGCCCCTGGTGTAATAGTTATCATTGATGCACATCTGCCTGACCTTCATATCATTAACTAAAATTTTCATTTGTTTCCCTTTCTGCCTTGCGGCTTGCTGTTGTTGTGTTTCGATGGTGGTATCTTAACTCTATTCGTACGAATATACAAGATGGGATATTGCACAAATATATTCGTACGATTTTGTGCAAGTTGTATACTTGTACGAATATTTTCAATGTGGTATGTTATGGGCGGGTAACTCTATATTTATGAAAATGAGGTGATTTTATGGGCGGGACTTATCGCGGATACACTGAAGCGCAAAAACGTGCTACGGCAAAATATAAGGAAAGTAAATATAAAAGGATCCCCCTGGATGTAAAAACGGAAGAATACGAAGCATTAAAAAAATACGCGGATGATCACAACGAAAAAGTTAATGGTGTGATCCGGCGACTGATCAAGGAAGAATTAACGCGAAACGGCGTTGTTATTGTTCCGGCATCGTCTACCAGTCCGGCGGCGTCTGCTTCCGATCTGGAAGAAAAACCCGCGTGTGATACTTCTATATATTAGGATGATCGGCGGGGCCTGCGTGGCCTCCTGATCTGGATCCGGCGCGGCGTTGCTTCTATATATAGGAAGATAACCGGCGGCGGGTCCGTACATGGTCAAGGCGTGCAACCTGTAGCGCGTCGGCGTCTCCTGGTGGGTTATAGCAAAGCTGGGCGGCGTCGGCTGCTCCTGGTGGCCGTTTGGCCGTTTCCGTGGGCGTGGTGCGTCCTGATGGGTATATAATGCCCTTGCGGGCGCGGTCTGCCTTTACGGGCGGATTCTGCCTCGGTGCGGGCGTTCCCGTCTTGGAGTCTGTCAAGACGTGCGGCGGGCGTTGTCTGCCTGTTTGACGGTCTCCGGGTCTGCGTGTCTCACCGGCCCGCGCTGGCATCCGGCGACGGTTTACGGCGTGCCCGCCTCCCCGATCACGACGACCAGGACCACAAACCTGACCGGATCCGAAAAAGCCACTTCTCGACAAAAACTTACGAAAACGGTACGAAAAAAGAGGCCATTCTGAAATCTCAGAATTTTCGGCCTCGATTTTTTGTATTTTCGACTTCCCAAAATGAAAAAATCCGGTGCACCTCGCGCGCGCTTATGCGTGAGGCTTCTCTTCTCGGTTTGACCAGACTTGCCACCATGATCACGGTGCTGTCTTGGTTCGGTAGTCAACCAGGTCTTTCAGGAACTTGTCAGTGTTATGGTAGTAGCCGCAGCACCTCATTTCGGTACATCTGCCGCGGTAGAGACATTCCGGAACCATGCAATCGGCCAACTCCGGCTCAACGGCTCTGACGGCCTCTCTGACGGCTCTCCAGACGGCTTGTGTCTCACTGGCCGACTGATGGCACAACCTCTTCCTACTGATTGCTATCAGGGCTTGTGCGTTTGCTTTGAAAGTGTAATCAACGGGAGTATCCTGGGGCATGACGGTTCGATCAACTCCGGTCCGGTCACTGCGCTGGGTGCTGACAAAATGCTCAATTCCGACTTTATGTCGTACCAAATGCATCACGATCCAATACGGCACATCGGTAATTCTCACCGTCAACTCAATCAGACGGATGGGGCTATGTTCTGCCAACATGATTTTCCGTTTCCATTTCTCACTCGGATACTTGCCAGACTCAATTCCAATCGTATTCATGGCGGCGTTTTTCACCTGCTGCCAGGTATCAACGTGGTTTATCACTTCGACTTTTATGATGATCACCTCCTGCTTTCGACCAGTTCTAACTCAATTCCCACTCGAATAACTCAAATAAACTCAATTCCAACTCGGCTATAACATTTCAATAACATTCCAATAACATTCCGCTCACATTTCAATCTCATACCGAATTGCCAACTATGCCAACTCCATGCCAACTCGGATGCCAACTCGAACCGCTTACAAATTGTAGGCAGTTCTACAAAAATTCATTTCGAGTTTTGGTTTGCATAATTCGCAAAAAAATCTCATTTCGAGATTCGACTTTGCGTTTTCCAGAAAAATCTCATTTCGAGATTCGGTATGAAAATCTCAAATGGAAAAACCAAATCGAAAATCTCAATTCCAGAATCCGAAGAAAAATCTCAAATCGAAAAATCATTCAGGAAACGGAACATCCTTATTGTCCTTCGGGACTTCCATAAATTCGTCCTTGTCGTCTTCCTTGATCGCAAGTCCGGCGAAAACAAAATCCCCATTCGTCTTGTGATCTTTGTATCCCTTATTTCTCAGCGCCTTGAAGAAACCACTCTTCTGATGGGCCTGCCTGCCCCACTCGTCGCACCATTCTGCATACTTCTCATACAAATCTTTACGGTTAATCTTCACGTCCGACTTCTTGACGCACGCCTCTGACAAGAACGCCTCAACCGTATCACTGTCATTCCTCAACTGGGCTGTCCGTGCTATCGAGTTTGAGGAAACAAGTATGGTTCCACGCTCATACATACGGTGAAGCGCCTGCATGGAAATATGAAGCAGATAAGGCAACTCTTTTTCCAACTTGTCAGGAAGATTTGGATCCCTTTCTTTTGGCTTCTCGTTCATCGTCAAGATGAGTAATCGCCTGTAAAATCCTTCCGTTTTTTCATTTCGGACAAGCGGTAATTCGTTCGTCGAGAACAGCAGTTTTGCATAGTTGTCGAAGCTGATAATATCCTTGCCCTTGTAACTGTCAGATATGGAGTCCTCGCCTATCAGCTTCTTGATCATGGTTACGTCATCCAGGGCGTCAATTTCCAAATCGGCACAAGAGTTCAGCAGCTTTCCCATCATCCTGATGGCCTGAAAGTTGTCCTGTAATTTGCTCATGGCAACGTTCGAGATGTTCCGCTTTCCAACAAGTTTCTGTATCAGATTGATAATGGTACTTTTTCCGGTTCCACCGTCACCGGATATGATCAGCATTTTCTGCTGTCTTACGTCCTTCGTGCAACACAGCCCGATGTATTCCAAAAGCATTTCCCTGTCCTCGTCATCCGGAACAGCATACCGAAGAAACTTCTCCGTCTCCACTCCGCTTCCATGATCTCCATCCGGTGTGTATGACCATGGCAACTGGTTTGTCGAGTATATCTTCGGGTTATGCGCATACACTTTCTGCTTGATTGCATCGTACATCCCATTTTCAAAATTGATGTAATGCCCGCTATATTTGTTTAATTCATCAGTGGTCTTTTCCAAATCGCAACTCTGTAAAAACATCTTGAATATCCTATCCGTAGTTGATGACTTGATATACTGTTCAAGGCAGCAATCCATGATCAGCGTCTTGATGATCGTTCCTCTCAAATCCATTTTGTAGTAGCCGTCACGATAGATGTATGTAATTCCACCACAGGTAAAGATATGGTTAGTGTGCGTGAGATACACAAAGATCCTGTTGTCAATCACGCCTGACGGCTTTCCCTTGCCGTCCTCGCTGTGAAAGCACTTCTGTTTGATTGAAAGAGGAAGTTTTCTCGGATTGCCATATATCATGCCAACCCACTGATCATCGTCAAAATCGGCTGCGTCAAGGTCGTGCAAAACCTTGTCAGTCTCAGACGCAGAAGCCGTTGTGTTGGCCTCTGCGCTTGCCTGATCGGTATTCACTTTCTTCCTTTTATTCATCTCGGTTCCCCATTGTTTCCTGCTCTTGATGGTGGTATTGGTGGTGTAGGGCCTGCGACTATGTTCATTTCCATTTCGACTTTTGCGTAGATATCGCCGTCAAAAGGTGATTGATCTGACTTCGTGTATCCAAGCGATACTCTGCCCTCCGGCACGCCTAAAGCGTGTGCGATGGCCTGTTTTATGTCCTTCTCAGTCATGGTGATTACTGCTGTCATGGCTACACCTCCTATATTCTTCCGCTGGAACCAATGCCGCCCCGTGACGGGTTTTCCAACTCGTCAACCGTTACCAGTTCGATCTCCGGCTGGTTCTTCTGGATCCGGAACTGACAGATACGCTCGTTCTTTGGGATTTTTGTTTTCCTTGTTGCGTACGCCAGGAAATGCCATTCGTCATCCGGACCGGAATAGGAATTGTCGATCACGCCCATGCTGTTTGCAAGCAGGACCCCGTACTTGTGGAAAGTGCTTGACCGTGGCGTCACAAGTGCTTCATACCCTTCAGGCAGTTCCATGGCCACGCCCAACGGGATCTGACAATACTCACCCTCAAACAGCCAGATATCCTCTGCGCATCTCAAATCAATCCAGTCACCGGCCTCGATCTTCTCAATCGGAAGTATGTCTCTCAGATACTTCACCTTTATTTTCATTCTTAAACCAGTCCTCCATTTCTTTGTAGTCCAGAGCAAACACGATAGCGATAGCGATAACAACCGCAATCGCCCCAAGCACAACACCGATAAAAAATGCGGTTAATGTGGCGCAACTCATTGTAAACCTCCCTCTGATCACTTACCCGTCAAGGCTCAACAGTATCCTCAGTCTCCTTCGACAGTCTACGCACAACGCAACCTGGATGGCCGTAGATAAACCTGTTCCGATGCTGATATACTTCAAGTCATGCTTCTGACCGCAACCGACACAGGCTTGACTCTTTTCCTGTACTTCTTTTATCTCGATCACTGCTATCACCCCTCCTCCAATAATCCGTACTGTTTCTCTTGCACTTCTTGCACGGCAACTCCCACGCCAAGACACCTTCATAAGCACACCCAGCACATCCATCTGCGAGATAAGCAGCAAGTACCTTTCGCAGTTCCTCCACTGCCCACTGATCTACATCCGCAGCACGGCAAATGTGGTCAAACATCATCATGGCTTTGTCTTTCATCCTGCTCACCTCTTATCGTATCATTGCGCCTATTTCATCAATAGATTCGTAAACAGACATTTCCGTGCCATCGGAAAAGGTGATTGTAGAACGTTTTCCTTGATATACCTCGTCATAATGATTTTCACTCACTCTAACAACATGCCTAAGATTAACCGCCATTATGCGACCTGTTCCATAAACAGTTACTTTAATCCATGTGCCTTCGTTCATCCTTGCTCACCTCTCATATCCGCGCCACAGTTCGGGCAATAGTTCGTTTCATCATAATCCGGGTAGAGGTCTGCGTATGTGGCTCCACATTCCGAACACTCTTGACTGCAACCCACCTGTATCCAATGTCCGGGCTTTCGTTCAGGCTGTACGGATGGCAACTGCTTAATTCCATTGATCACATGTTTGATTGCATCACGCTCTCTTTGCTCGGCACGTTCACAATAAACAACTTCAATCCACTCTTCAGCCTCGTCTATTGCCGCCTGTCTGCTGATTAAATCTTGCACTGTTCTACCGTCTTTCGTAACGATTCTTTAAACTCATCTGTGACTATGGATACAATCCGTCCAATATCCGTCAGTGCCTCAACAATCCTTTCTGGCGGCAGGTTCTCTTTTCTCAGCACGTTCGCAATCAGTATAAGATGCTCGATGTCGTAACCGCATAACGTGGGCTGTGCGGATGGCAGTTTTTCAATCGTTTCAATATCTTCGTTAATCTGCCCTCGTCTTTGTTGCTGAATTATTCTCGAATTGTAATCAAGCATCAATGAATCAAGAGCAGCATTTATCATTTCTTTATTTTTAGTCAGCGCATCAATCGCCGCCTGTCTGCTGATCGTGTCATTCATTTTTCAACCCCAACCTTTCTGCACATAGGCATTCGTTAGAAGGACATATCTTCCTGTAATGATGTTCTAAATCGCATGAGCCTATATGCGTCCCGAT